TCAAACGTGGCCTAGTGCGGCGGCAACAGGCTTTCAGATCGGTGGACGACATGCAAGTGGCGCCGCTTACGGCGACAAGTACATCTCCGAAGTGGTGGGTTGCAATACCAAACTCAGCACCGACGACCGCCAGAAGCTCGAAGGCTATCTCGCATGGAAGTGGGGCCTTGAGTCCGACCTTCCATTCGACCACCCATACAAGAACTCACCACCTACCGTCGGAACCGGATTCAATTTTGCGGCCTGGAACTTCCCTTTCTTGAGAGGCTGACATGGCTACCGTTCTATGGTTTGGCGGTGCTGCTGCCGCTGCACAGGTGACCCTGATCACGTTGAACAACGACTCTGTCAACGGCGACATCTACACGATCACGCTGACTGACGAGAACGGTGGCACGGCCACGGTCCAGCACACGGCTTCCGGCGTTGACGAGACCGTCCACGCCGCTGCTATTCAGGCGGCGGCGGCAGGAAGCTCCAACGCCCTTTTTCAGGCCATCACCTGGACCGTGGCGTCGAACGTGGTCACGGCAACGGCGAAGGTTGCCGGTGCGCCGTTCTACCTTGCCGTGACCGTCACGGGATCTGCCACGACCACGGTCGCGGACTCGACCGCTTCGGCTGGGCCGAACGACTGGAACACTACGAAGAACTGGGACACGAACGCCAAGCCTGTCAGCGGCGACGACGTCGTCTTTGCCGACTCTCCTCATGATGTCTACTACGGGCTCGATCAGTCGGCGGTTGACCTGAACACCTTGAGGGTCGCCAGCACCTACACCGGCACGATCGGTCAGCCGTCCAAGGGCTTCCACCTCCAGATCGACGTGTCGAACACGGACGGCAAGGCGGTCATAAACGGTCGTGGTGCGGCCACCATGATTGAGGGAACCATCGACGAGATCGACGTGATCGGCGGGATCCGGTCCCAGGATCTCGTTTCGATCGGGTTCGGGTCCACGATCCAGTCTCTTCGGGTGATCGGGACTAACGTCCTGGGGACGATCACGCTTGAGAATGCGATCAGCATCCAAAAGATCTTCATGATCAACTGCCCGAGCGCGACGGTCACCCTCGGAATCAACGCCACGAACCTGAACGAGGTGGTGGTCACGGCTGGCACGTTCAACTGCTCGTCCCCGATCGAGGCGACCACGGTTGCCATCGGCGAGGTGACGGAACCTGGCAGCATGACCGTGACCGGCGGCGTCGTGAACATGTTCAAAACCAGCCCGGCCAGGAACGTGATCCAATCTGGCGGCACGATCAACTGGCGAGGCAGCGGCACGCTCGGCGACAACTCGGATGGGGACGCTTTCGGCCTAAAGCTGTACGGCGGCTCTTTCTCGGTCGATTCATCGAACGTGAAATCTGTGACCATCGTTGATGCAGAGGTGTTTGGCGGGGTCTTCACGGAGCGTTCAGGCTCCGGAATTGTGACTTACACCAACGACCTGAAGCAGTATGGCGGCGACGTGAAGTTCGACACTTCGTCCGCTCTCGGCGTGACGAGGTGACCTGATGGCGAAGAAGCAGCCCAAGGTGGTTGACCCGTTTGCTGTTGCTCAGCCCGGCGATACGAGCTGGAAAGAGCCCGGCATCATGATGAGCATCAAGGGGCAGAACAGGAACGCCCCTGCCACGGCTGCCACTGCCTTTGTCAGGTCCAATCGCGATTCTTCTCTTGGAGCCACTTTTGAGGCTCCTGGAGAGTCCGATCTTAGAGCGGCTGCTGCTCTTGAGATGAACCGCGACCTCATGTCTTATGCTCGGCCCAACCGGATGCTCCGCGAGGAAGATCTCTTCCGTCGAAGAGAACTTGATGAGCCTAGGACTCCGTCTTGGCTCCAGGCTGAACGAGACATGCTGGCTCGAACCGGCGGAGTCATCGAGCCGAACGAAGCGATGGCCCGGTTTGGTGCGAATATTGCCGAAGCAAACGCCCGCGAACAGGAATTCCAGCGGGCGATGGCCCCGGTTCGGTATGAGCAGGCCAGAGCGAAGCAACGCCGTGACGAGCTTGAAGAGCGGATCAGGACAACGCCTCAGTCAATTCGCCGCGAAGAAGAATTGATTCGCCAGGACGGGGGCGTTATTCAGCCGAACAAAGCGATGGCTGATCTTGGGCGGTTCCTCGGAGAGACTGCTCAGCGAGAAGCCAGATTCAAGGTTCAGAAAGATCTTGAACGCTTCCTGGACAAAGATCCGAAGGGGGTTGAAAAGCTTCTCGGCGACAGCCCGGACACGGTCTCCGAGAACCTGATTGCACTGATGCAGGGGTATTCCGGCGGCGGTCAGATGACTGACGCTGACGTTGACTCGATCATCAACACTGGCGGGTATGCCGCGTTCAGGGAGTTCAATGAGACCGGACGAGTTCCTCGGAATCTGGACAAGCAGCATCCTGTCATTCGTCGCTACATTCGTGACCAATGGCAGAAGCAGAATCTTGAGGCCATCCGTTCTGGCAAAAAGCTTCCGTACGGCCAGACCGGCTTCCTTCCGAACGTCGCAGGTGACGGGAGTCGGTCGCAATTCTTCTTCCGCAAGGACGGGTCCCGCATTCGCCCTGGTGACCCGGAATACGCCGACTCGATTGCCCGAGCGGAGGCTGCTGGCGAGACTGTCTCCCGCTCGGCGAAGATCAGAAACCAACGGGAGCTAGAGCGTCGTGCGGGCCAGCGTGGGCCTGCTGCCGCGAACCCTGCGTGGGAGACCGAGGGCCGCATGGCGGCTGACACGCCTGTCAGGGAGCGTGCAGCGACGATCAAAAACATCGGCGGCAGCGTGAGCGGCTACACGGACGACGACGCCAGATCTGCTGGAATCCGTCAGGGCGACGTGATCAGGGACCCGAGCGGAAACGCCGTGATGATGACCTCAAGTGGTCTTCTTCCGGCTACCATCGGCCCTCGCGGTGATTACGTCGTGGATCAGCGGATGGCCGGAATGATCCAGATGATGGAGCAGGAGCCTGGCATGTACGCCCAGGCCAGGGATTCGCTTGCTCAGTACGAGCGGAACCCGGGCAGCGTCTATCACGACTCGGCGGTTCGGCTCAAGCGGAATTCCGACGAGTTGATGAGAACCCGCGAGGCCATCGGGAGTGGCCGGTTTGACGGACAGGAGCTTCGCCAACTCAGACGCCGGGAACGCGAGCTTCAGGGCAACGAGGTCCGGATCGTCCAGGGGTACGCTGAAAGGTCCGGGGTCTTGATCGGCGAAGAGGGCGAGCAGACCGGCCAACTGAAGTGGGACACTGGTGCTGGCGTCTGGACGATGCAAAAGGCCAATGGCGACACCGAGATCGTTGATATCGGCCAGTTCCCCGGAATACCGGACGACCAGGTCCATGAACTTGCGATGAAATTTGCCATTGAAAGGGAGACCGGGTTCGATTCCGGCGGCAAGTTTGGCCCAGGTTCGGAAATCGACGAATCAAAAATTGTCCCGAACGAAGACGACTATTTGAAAGCCTATGGATTCGCCAGAAGCAAGAAAGCCGCCGAATCAGCGGCCAGAAAGGCTGCGTCTGAAAGCGTGAGGCGTGGCAGCACCGGCGGCGGCCTGTTCCAGGACCCCAGGTCGATCTTGCCTGGAACCGAGTTTTCCCCTGACCTCCCGCAAGGTGTCTTCTACGACACGACTGGTATGCTGGACACCAGCGGAGCCCATGCTGGTAGCGTCTACATCATCGACAAGGCCACCGGCAGGACGAAGCGCGTTCAGGTCTCGACGTTCAAGAACAACCAGAATGTCTACATGGCTGCCGTACAGAGCGGCGAAGTCGCCCTCGTCCTGCCGCCTGGGCGTTCCAACCTGATCGAAAAGAAGCCAGTTGACCGCGCTGCGGGAAGGTGACATGGAACCCAATCAGCCGACGAATCGGTCCTCGTTCTTCGACAGCCTGCCTGGCGACAGCGTCGGACAGACCGACGTTCCCATGGACGGCGGCTCAAGGATTCCGGTTCCGGGACGCAGCGGCAACCGGCTCTTCGATTCGCTGCCCGGCGTCCAGCTTGACGACAACATCGTCAACCGGCAGGAGATCATTTCTGAGCAGGAGCGTCTTGCCGAAGCCCGCGAGGACAGGACGATTGCCGGAAATGTTGCCAAGGGCGTTGGCCGGGCTGGTGTGACTCTGGCACAACTGACGCTTGGCGAGACGCCTCAGGCGGCACTCTCGCTCCAACAGCTTTCAGTGGACAATTTCAGGGCCTCGACCTACTACGCGATGCGTTCGGCAGCGATCGTCAAGTCGAACAACGGAGATGTCCTGAAGTCGATCCCGCAGATTGCCAGGGAATTCCCAGAGTACTACAACGACCTGATGGCCGAAGTCGATATGGCTGCCAGCGGCATCGGCGGGGCGATTGGCGAGGCGTTCGCCGAGTACGCGGAGGATTTCGAGCAGTACTACGGTATATCCTTGACTGGCGGTAAAAAGCCCAGGCCACGGATCAATCCGAGAACCGGGATGCCGTACGGCGGAGGCTTCAGAGACTTCCGGGAAGCTCGGAAGGGCTTCAAGATCCCGGAGGGTCGCCGCAAGCTCCAAATCGCAATGACTCAGCCGGTCGTCGATTTGCGGCAAGAGTATCTCCAGTCGGCCAAGGAACTCATCGACAAGTATGTTTCCGAGCCGATCAAGAGTCTGAAAGAGACGAGCATCCTTGCTCCTCCGGAAGACTTCGAGCCGAAGACTCCGTTCGTCAGCGACGACGCTTCCGGCAACATCGACTACTGGACCGGGCAGTTCCCGGAAGATGCTGCCAACGCGGTCTACAACGTCTTCATTGGTCGCGGTGCTGCCGCCGCCAGCCGGGCCGCCGCGCGTCGTGGCTTGAATGCTGCCGAGGCTCAGGCGGCCAGCCTGGTGATCCAGAAGGAGGCCAGGGACTTCGGCGTCCGGGTCGCAGCTTACTCGCTGTTTGCGATGGAGGCTGGTAGCTCGTACGAAGCCATGGTCGATTCCCTGATCAAGGCTGGCGTGTCCCGCGAAGACGCGGAAATGACGGCGAGTCTTGGTGCGGTCGCGTACGGCGTGACTTCATCACTGATCGAGCGTGGTGTTCTGCCTCGCCAGATCTATGGGAGCCGTTCGCCAGTCGGTCGCGTCTTCCGCAACATGATTGGCGAGGTCCTTGAGGAGGAGGCCCAGCTTCTCAGCGAAGCGGCTTTCCGGACGATGGTCGCCAACGAACTCGGCGTCGAACTGGATTCGATGCTGACTCCCGAGGCTTTCGTGCAGGCCGGTCTTGGCGCGGTCGGCGGTTCCGCCGTCCTCAGCACCACGTCAGAGGTCGCCAACTACGTCCGCCGTGGCGGCAAGACGCTCGACGAGATCGGCGAGGCGGCCATCCAAGCCTGGGATATCGCCAAGAACGACCCGGATTTCGCTCAGGTCATGTCTGAGATCACGGATCCGAAGGTCAAGGACCTGACGCGATCCCAGATCAGGAACTTCCCGCCGAACATTCAGTCTCTCTTGAGAAAGAAGAACGCCCGGCAGAACTTCGTCAGCGAGGTTCAGATCCTTTGGCGTCGGCTCTGGAACGACGGCTTCGAGTTCGTCCCTGGTCGTGGGTTCGTGCAGACGGCTGCCCCGAAAACGAAGGTCGAGGAATCCGAGGCCGAAGACCGGGGCGAGACCCCGCCGCCGCCGGGCACTCCGCAGCCCGAGCCGATGGAGACGCCGGATCCCTTCCCGTACCCATACGAGGGCGGCGAGGAAGGCGGCCCGGAGGCCGGTGGCCCCGCCGCACCCGAGGGCGGTCCTGAGGGCGGCCCTGCGGCTCCTGAGGGCCAAGGCCCGACCGTCGAGATCCAAGAGCCGCCCCAGCCGACTCCGGCTGCTCCAGAGGGCGAGCCTGCTCCCGCCCCTGAAGGCGAGCCTGCTCCCGCCCCTGAAGGCGAGCCTGCTCCCGTCCCTTTGGAGCCTGCTCCCGCCCCTGAAGGCGAGCCTGCTCCCGCCCCTGAAGGCGAGCCTGCTCCCGGCGAGGCTCCGACGCCGGGCGGTGCCTTTGCCCCAGGCGAGGCTCCGACGCCGGGCGGTGCCTTTGCCCCAGGCGAGACCGGCCCGACGATCCCCGGCGGCCCGCCTCCGGGTGCCGAGCGGGTTCCTGAGCCCCCGGCTGAGGCGAAGCCGGAGGCCGAGCCGCGAAAGGCAAGGCCCGCTGAAGCTGCGGGTGCTGAGCCGCCGGAACCACCGATCAACCCGATTGCCGCCGGGTTCTCAAAGAAGCTCGCCGAGCGATTCGGAAGCCAGGAGGAATCCCCTGCTCCGACCGAAACCGAGCCAAAGCCGAAGGCCGAGCCGAAACCAAAGGCCGAAGTTCCGCCTCAAGCTCCGCCGTCTCCTCGCCAGCAGCCACAGGGACAGACGAAGTCCACTCGCATGGGCAAGGCTCTCAGCGACATCCTTGAGATCCTCGGCGAAGAAGACAAGGTCGCCGAGAAGGCCAGGAAGAAGAAGCTCAAGACCGTCGTCAACCAGAACCGCGAAGCGGTCACCATCGAGGAACTGAGTGACGACCAGCGTCGAGTGGTGGAAGCCAGGGCATCGCTGCGAGCCGAGGCCGGAAGCGTCGAGTCCCTCCAGGACGCGAAGAACCTCCGTGCGGCCAGCCGGGCTGAACAGCCGTCCGAAGCACTTCAAGAAAAGGTCGGCGAACTGATTGAAGCCGCCGTCTTCGACGAAGGCCGAACTGATTTCACTGATATCGTTGGGGCGGTCTACAGCAATCTGGTCGCCATGACCGGCGACCCTGAAAAGGCCATCCGCGTCATTGGCAAGATCGCCAAGCCGCTGGAGACCGCGTGGCCCCAGTTGGTCCAGATTGCGGCCAATGCGCCAGGCGATTCCAGGATGACCCTGACCGGCACGCCGAACGTGCGTCAGGCCATGCTGGGCATCACGAAGGGGCAGGAGCAGGCCCCGCTGATCGGATCAATCGACGACCCGCAATGGAGCGAGCTTCGGCTGATCCTGATCGACTACCTCAAGAGCGGCGCGAGGTTCCGGACCCGCAAGGATCTGATGGATTACGTCGCTCGCCTGTTCTTCGGCGAGGACACCAATGAGAAGCTGCCGGACAACATCCGCCGCCGCGTGGCCGAGGTCTACGAGCAGGCGACCGTCGCGGTCGCCGACGAGATCATCCTGAAGGCCGGTGAGAAGGCCTACACGGATCCTGCCGTCTTCTCCGAGGTCTACAACAAGCTCGTTGAAATCTACCAGTCGATGCCCTTGATGCACGACTACACGGCGGAGTCGAAGGAGCTTCAGCAGTTTTCGACGCCGATCCCAATGGCGTTCGCTGCTCAGGTCCTTGGCGGCGTGACCAGGTTCACGCCGCTGTTCGACCCGACCGCCGGGCACGGTGCGCTCCTGATCGGCAGGAACGGCAGCCTCCGGCAGGGCAACGAGATCGACAAGAACAGGTACGACGGCCTGCTCGAACTCGGGATGCGTTCGCCGTCGCCGAGTCTCGGTCATTCGTCGTCGAACCAGGACGCTTTGAGCCCCACGGTTGACGGTGGCTTCCTGTTCCGGTTGATGAACCCGCCGTTCGGGACCAAGACCGACCCGAAGAACCCGAGCCAGAAGAAGGTCTGGCAGATTCCCGTAGAGGGCGGCCAGACCTTCATCACCGACCAGATCGACCATGCCATCGTGGTGAAGTTCCTCAAGGGCATCGCCACTGGTGAAGTCCCCGGAGCGGTCGCCATCATCGGTTCCGGCAACCTGACCGAGGTGAACAAGGGCGTCCGGTACAACAGCGACAAGTGGCGGAAGTTCTGGTCATATGTCCGGGATCACTACGACGTTCCAGTCAGGTTGACGCTGAGCGGCAAGCTCTACGCTCGCCAGGGTTCAGCGTGGCCGGTGGACCTGTTCTACTTCCAGCAGCAGCAGGAGGGCCAGGAAAAGGTCCCGTTCCTGGCTGCTGAAAATCCGCCGGTCATCGAGACCTGGCAGCAGCTTGAGGAGGTGGCTCTTGAGAGGCTACGCGCCGGAGGCGAGGGACAATCGGGCAGGCCTGGTCGGGGCGATCAGCCTCCGAAAGGGCCAGTTGGAACTGGACCGGGGCCAGTGGGTGGAAGCACTCAGGGAGCGGGTCCTGGGGCTGGTGCAGGCGTCAACGTTCCCGGCAAGCCAAAGGATGTCGGGAATGATGGCGGAGAGCCCGGCGGAACTGGCGGCGATGCTGGTACAAAGAGCCGAGGAGGCGTTGAGCCCCCGGATCAGCCTGGGCTACAGCCCGAAGAAGGTGAGCCCGAGCCGGGAAGCGAGCCTGGCCCTGAAGGCGAGCCTGGCGGAGTGGATGGAGGCCCTGGAGGGGCTGGAAAGCCCGGAGAGCCTGCCCCGAAGCCTGTAGTCCGTGCTGGTGACCGCCAAGTCGAATACCAGCCGGGTGCAAAGAACACGCCCGCTGCCGGGACGCTGGTCCCGGAGCGGCAGGCGGAAGCCGTCAGGGAAGCCATCGCCCTCATCGAGCGAGAGACCGGCAAGACCGTCGAGGAGTACGTCGCCGAGAAGATCGGCATGACCTTCGAGAAGATCATTAGCGGCATCTTCTACGCCGAGCAATTGGACTCGATCGCACTGGCGATCTACCAGCTTGAGCAGGGCAAGGGCTTCATCATCGGCGACATGACCGGCATCGGAAAAGGCCGTCAGGTCGCCGCTCTGCTGATCTACGCAATGCGTTCCGGCAGAATCCCGGTCTTCGTGACAGAGAATTCGTCTCTCTACACGGACATGCTTGGCGAGTTCGCCGACCTCGGATACACCGACATCAAGTTCGCGCCGACGAACGTTGACCGAAGCACGAACGGAGAATTCAAGGACGCCAAGACCGGCAAGGTGGTGAACTCCGTCAAGATCTTGTCGAACGACAACGACACGACCAGAACGCATTTCAGCACCATGCTGAAATCCTTCAGGAACGGAGAGGGTCTGAAAGCTGGCGACAACGTCGTTTACGACGTGATCGCCACGACGTACTCGCAGCTCACGCCAAGAAAAAAGCCCGACCGGAAGAAGGGCGAAGCCGGGGTTCTTTCCTGGCGGAACGGCATGATGTCGAAGTACGCCCCGGACTCGATCTTCATCCTCGACGAGTCGCACACGGCTGGCGGCACGCAGTCAGTCAACGAAATGACGCCAGAGGCCCCGTTCCTGCTGGCGAACCAGGTCCGAAAGATCATCCGCCGGTCTGCCGGTGCTGTGTTCTCGTCGGCGACGTTCGCCAAGAACGAGGCGGTCCTGTCCCTGTATTCCAACACCGACCTCGGCGAGGTGTTCCCGACTTCGCTTGTCATGCAGGAGGCCATCGCGTCCGGAGGACTGCCGCTGAAGCAGATCATCTCGACCTACTTCATCCGGGCGTATCAGTTGATCCGCCGTGAGCGTTCGTACGCGGGCATCAACTTCGACCCGGTCGTCGTCGGCGTCGATGCTTCATACGGCGACGACACTTCAAGGATCTTCAATACGTTCTACGACCTGAGCAGGGCCGTTTCGGAATATCTTGCAACGCCAGAGGTCCAGCAATGGATGTTCGCCAAGGGGTACGGAGCGGTTTCCGACCCAGGAGTTGGAGACCCAAGTCTTTCGTCAGTCGATTTCGGCTCGGTGATGCACAACCTTTCGTCGCAGATCATTCTCGCGTCGAAGGTCGTTGGGGCAATCGACAAGATCAAGCAGTCGATGGCGAGCGGCGAAGCCGTGGTCATCTCCGTGTCCAAGACGATGGAAGCCGCTCTCCAGGACATCAAGGGCGAGCAGGGCCTTGGCACTGTTGCCGACGCCGATTTCAGGGCAGCGGTCGAGCGAACCCTTGACCGCTTGTTGACCGTGTCGTTCAAGGCTCCAAGCGGAGAAATCGTCAGGATCAAGATTGACCCGGACGACCAGGACTCGTTCTTCAACAACGCCCAAGGGCTTGCACTGAGGGCGGCACTCCATGTGTCGGAAGTTGCGATCGACGAATCGAAGCTTGCTGATCTTCCAGTCAGCCCGATCGACTACATCTTCAACGAACTTCAAGGCGCAGGGTACTCTGGAGCGGAACTCACGGGTCGTAGTTTGAAGATCGACTACAGCGATGACGACCCCAAATGGGCGGAGCGGAAGGAAGCGGACTCGAAAGAGGAAATCCGCCGAAAGTTCAACTCCGGCAAGCTGGACTTCGTCCTGCTGAACCGCTCGTCGGCGACCGGCGTTTCTTTGCACGCATCGGAAAAGAACGTCCCCGAAGGCCAGAAGCCTCGTCACATGTTCGTCCTTGAGCCTGAGGACGACGTGAACGTATTCATGCAGGTCCTCGGTCGCGTCAACCGATCAGGCCAGGTCAACCTGCCGCGATACTCGTTTGTCATGACCAGCCTCCCAATGGAGCTTCGCCCGGCTGCGGCGATCATGCGGAAGCTCCGCAGCCTGAACGCAAACGTGTCCGCCGACACCACAGGCTCCCTGAAGGTGGACCTCCCTGACATCATGAACATCGTCGGCGGTGCCGCGATCCGAGAGGTGTTCCTCGACGAGATCGAAACGCTCCGAGCCATGCGGCTCGGACCACTGTCTCCCCAAACACCGGCCATAGACATCGTCAAGATGGTCACTGGAAGAATGGTTCTTCTGCCGGTTGAAGAACAGAGAAAGCTTTGGGAAAGAATCCTCGAAAGCTACAACCGGATTCTTGCGGGCCTCAAGGCCAGCGGCACGAACCCGCTGGAGGCTGAATTCCTCGACCTCCAGGCGGAAGTCATCGCCAGTCAGGAAGTCAATCCTCCGATCAAGAAAAACAGCAGAAGCCCGTTCTTTGCAGGCACGATTCTTGAAAAAGTGTCCATCAGGGCTCTGAAGAGGCCGTTGAGCAAACTTGAGATCCTCGAAAGAATCGCCGGAAGGCTGAAGATCGAAGGCGATGCCGCGACACTCGATCAATCGGTCATCAGAACCGAGGCGAAAAAGGCGGTTGACGAGCTTGTCAAGCGAGCAAGGGATTTGGGTTCCGCCTACTACACCAGGATCATTACAGAAAAAGCCAGAAAGATGGCGAGGGATCTCGGTATCGAAGTCGAGGTCAAGGAAGGCGATTCGGTTGTCTGGGTCAGAAACCAGGAGCAGGAAGGCGTCGTCCAAAAAATCGTGACAAACGAAAAGGGCACGCTGTACCAAGTCAAATATTTCGACAAGGAGGGAAAAAAAGAGACCGTCGTGGCCTCGTTTACTTCCGAAACGTTTTACCCGAAGAAGACCCCTCCGATTTCGGACTGGCCGGTGGACAAGGCTAATGAGCTTCGCAGCATTTCCATCCTTTACAACAACGAACTGAACGACAAGATCAACGAAATTCAAAACATCGCAGATCAGGTCTTGATCGGTTCTGCCAGGACTCTGAAGGAAGCGCAGACTGGACAGGAGCTTCAGTCTGGAATCATTCTCGATGTCAAGCACTCGCCAAAGGTCGTGAAAAACCCGCTTTCGCTCAGCGCGTTCACCGTGACAATGGCGGTCCCTGATTCATCGAGAACGCTGGCAATCCCGTTCTCGATGATCGGCAAATCCGGCTCGGCCCCGAAGAACACAGACAAGACAGGCGAGCAAGCGAAGTATCTTGTCGGCATGGTCGCAGGGTCCATCGAAGATTTCTTCAAGATCTTCGAGGAGAAGTCAAAGCAGAGCCGTGAAGTTCGGTACATGTTCACCGGCAACGTCCTCAATGCTGTTCTCATGAACAGAGGTCGAGGAAAAATCATCTTCTTCACTGACAACACCGGCGCAGAGCGAGAAGGCATTCTGATGCCTGCCGACTGGAAGCCTGCAACATTCGCGCAGCAAAGGTCCATCACTCTCAGCACTCCCGAAAACGTCGCAAAGCTCGTCTTTGACGAGAGAGGATCGGCCAACAGCAGCGAAGGCGTTGTAATTCGCGGGTACAGCGGAAACTTGGCCGAAGTCAGCCTTCCGACCATCAAGAGCAAGCAGTTGCTCTTGAACCATCCAAGAATCAAGGAGATTCTTGACAACCTCGGGATCCAGCTTTCGTGGAGAAAGGGCCAGCGAAGCGTTCAATTCGTCGTGCGTGACAAGGACGCCTTCATCAAGCTCATCGGCGTCTACATGGGCGAGGACATCGGCATCACCTTCAAGGCGTCCTTCGACTCGAAGCAGAAGGCGGCTGAGATTGAAGGCATCAACCTGAACATCAATCTTGAGGGCGAGGGAGCCACCGAGCAGGATGTCGTCGGCGTCACGTCCGAGGCGTCGTTGTCGATGGGGCAGACCAAGACCCCGCTCCAGGATCCGCTGAAGCCATACCAGAAGATCGTGCCCAAGCACGAAGCCAGCGTCGATGACACCATGCCGCCGTGGATCTACGTCCGCGACGGCTTGGGCATCGACATCTGGGAAGCCGCTCGACGCCTCGGGTTCTTCATCGTCAGTACGACTACTCGCGGCGAGGATGTTGGCGTGCTGGGCAGCATCGGCCTCTCCCGAGGCCAGAGGCCAGGCAAGCCATGGATGAACATCATCAGCAAGGCGGCCAGGAACGCAAACGTCCGGACAATCGCCGAAGCCAGGGAGCAGCAGAACAAGAACACCTTCGAGGTCCAGATCGGCGACCCCAGGTGGGTTCGCACGATCTCTCACGAAGTCGGCCACGGCTTCGCGGCGATCATCTTCCAGGGCAAGGACAATCTGCCGTTCGCCAAGCTGTTCGCAAAGTCCGGCTACTCGCCGTCCGAGCTTCAAGAAGAGGCCAAGCGTCTCTCATCATGGGTCCGCCCGGAGCCCGGCAACGTCCCGGTTGACTGGTCTGACACCAACAGCGACTACATCAAGTACCGGCTGAAGAGCCAGGAACTTCTGGCCGACTTCTTCTCGGCGTACTTCATGATGCCGGAGCAGGCCAGGTCGATCGCACCTCGCCTGACCGAAGTCATGGAGGAACTTCTCCGAAGCAATTCCGATCTGGTCGAAGCCCTCCGAATGATCCACGGTCAACCGCACGTCATGACCAAGGACATCGAGCCCGTCGAGGCTTTCCCCGTTGCAAGGCCCGAGCCGGTGGCGACGCCCGCTCCGAAGGGCGTGGTCGTCCCGCGAGACCCGCAGGCCCGCGAGCTTGCGTACATGCTTTCGCGTGACGCCAGCCGGAAGATCCACCGCAAGATCGCCGATCTGGAAGCGATCTACGTCCGGATCATTCGCCGCACCGAGGCCAGGTACGGGGCCGACGCCAAGCGTGTCCGCGAGGACATGACGTTCATCATCGAGGAGACCGGCGACCCCAGGACCGGGGAGACGTACGAGGAGCTGCTCGCCCTGTACGACGGGGACGTGTTCTTCCATCAGACGCTCGGTCTGGTCCGGGAGGAATTCGAGAACGTCCGGGCTGAGGTGAACCGGATGATGAAGGCGTCGGGGATGGGCGACGACTACATCAAATACATGACAAACTACGTCGCCCACATCTGGCAACGGCCTCGCAGCGAGGTCCGACAGTGGTTGACGCTGAAGTCGAACACGCCGTTCTCCAAGAAGCGGAATATCCCCACCTACAAGGAGGGCATTGAGGCAGGCTTGGTCCCGAAGACGCTGGACGCGGCGGAACTGCTCATGCTTTCCGCTCAGGCCAACTACCGTGCGATGGTCGGTCGGTGGTACATCAACCAGTTGATGACCCGCAAGACCTCTGACGGGATGCCGTACATCAGCCAACAGCGGATCCCTGGGTACGTCCCGGTCCAGAACGCGCTGCTTTCAGGTATCGCGTTCCGGAAGACCAAGTCAGGCCAGTCGATCGGGATCGTCGGTCCCGTCTACGTCCACCCTGCCGTGGTCCGCCCGATCAACTCGCTGCTTGAAGACCCGATCGGCGGCAACCGGATCGTCAAGGCGATTTCCGCGATCAACGCGATCCTGAAGCAGTCCGCCCTGTTCTTCAGCGGATTCCACGCATTCTCGCTGACGGAGTCCGCCTGGTCGGGCAACCTCGGGACAAGCTGGAACCCGCTGAAGGGTGTGATCGCAACCAGGTTGGAGCTTCGGCGGTTCGGAATCGACCCGACAGACACCTTCCTGAACCAAGGTGTGTTCGGGGTGGTCAACAGATGGACCGGCTACCGGATGCCGATCATTCCGGCTCACCACATCGGGATCGCCCTGGCCCACTCCGAAGACAGCCCGTTCAACGTGGGCTTGTTCGTCGGTCGCGGTCTTGAGGCAAGCGGCGTCGGCGGGGCTGCCGCACTCGACCGACAGGTCGGCGGAGTAGACATCTTCCTTGAAGAGCTTGCGAACATTCTCACGAAGCTTGGCCTTCCGAACAAGCTCAATGTTGCACTGGGAATTCGTGAAATCAAGGGAGCCCTTGATCGCCAGCTTTGGGACAGGTGGCACAACGGCTTGAAGCTCTACACGGCGGCCAACCTGATGATGACGGACTTGATCGAGTCGATCGACGAGTCATCGACAGGCACGAAAAGCCTCGTGTTCAAGGAGCCGAAGCCTGGGCAGAAGAGCATCGACGGCCAGCTTGAAGACCTGATGAGTTTCGTCAACGACATGTTCGGCGGACAAGAGCGGATCGTCATGCCCGACTTCTACGAAGGTCGTGCAAGACTCCAGGAGGCGAGCCAGAGAGGCGTTTTGCCAGCCGCAGGCGTCGTGTTGGACGAGGTGCGGCGGACCCTCACCGGGGCGAACTGGAAGGACGCCCAGAAGCAGAACGAACAGGCGGCTCGGGTCACGTTCCTGTCAATCGACTGGACCATGAGCGTCTTCCGGGTCGCTACCAGGTCCGTCAAGCACCCGGCTCTGAAGCTTGCCCAGATGACGCCTGGCGTCAAGAGCATTCCGATGGTCAAGGACGCGGACGTGAACACGTTCTACGCCCGTCGCGGCCCGGTCTACATGGCTGGCATGATCGCTGGTCTCCACGTCTGGACCAGCATTTTCCAGGCCATGATCTACGCCATGATGAAGGCTGGCCTACTGGACGAAGACGAGGACATGAAGCCCCTGCCGCACATGAACGAGCGTGGCGATCGGTTCATCACCTTCGACATCACGCCGCTTTCCCGGACGATTCAGCGTCTCCGTGGACAAGAGGTCCAGAGGTATCGGTCCTACGTCAATCCCGGCAAGCAAATCAAGGAGGTGGCCCGCTGGTTCACTGGAGGCATCGGTGGTGCGGCGGATCAGGCGGTCTCGAAGTCTGCCCCGATCTGGCATTTCGGAGCGGCATTTATTGGAGAACTCAAAGAGATCAAGCGAGAGTCCGAACTCGGGCAGCTGGAGGGCGACAAGCTGATCACGGACAGCCTCATGAGGTTGGCGAAAACGGGCTTTGCCGAGTCCATCCCGTTCAGCGCAAGAAGCTACGAGTTCCGCGGCGCGGACATGGAGAACGTGAAATTCCAGGGTCAATTCCTGCTGTCTCTGCCCAAGCGATCCGGTGAGACCAGAGGTCGGATCGTCGGGGAGATGGAGCGGATGCTGAACATCTACGCCAACGCCAAGGACCGGAGCGACGAGAAGTCGGATCGTGACTTTGCCAAGCTCCGAAAGGTCATGCAGGAGATCAACGAGGCTGCTCGGGTCAACGGGTTCACGCGAGAAGAGCGTGAGGTGATGTTCAACCAGGCCATGTCAAGGGCCAAGAACTACCACTACACCAACATGTACGAGGAGATCGAGCAGGACGACTGGAAGAACGCCGAGAAGTCTCTGGCTGCCCTGATGAGCCTCGGGGCCACCAGCGAGGATGTGAGCAAGTCCCTGCGTGCCCGGAACATTGACGTGAAGGAGTACCACGACGGGCTCAACGAGATCGTCCGTCGTCTCCGGAAGGAGAACGGGTTCCGCTACGTCCAGAGGACCGTGGTGGACGGCTGGATCCAGACGATCACTCTGGAAGAGGCGGCGAAGCGTCGTCAGGAGTTGCCGGGTCGTCCCCCGGTGACAGTTCAGTATCAAGGTCGGCGGCAGTGATCTTCTTGACTCGGGGGCGGTAGACCATCTTGGTCCCGCCCTTGACCTGCTTGACCTTCCGCCAGGCCCAGAGTTCGACAACTCCGCCACAGGAGAGCCATTCCCGGACCTCCTCGGCCCTCTCCTGCGTGATTTTCTTCAGGTGGCCTGAGTAGTCGGTCCCGGTACTCTGGACGCCCACGATGCCGTCCTGAGGGTCCAGGGCGATGATGTCGATGAAGCCAAAGAGGTCCTGCCTGACGCCGTGCGGCCCGGCGTAGCCGTTGAACCGCTCGACGATCCCGCAGATCCGGCCCATCTTCCGCATCTCGCGGAGGGTCCTCTGGGTGGGGCTCAGCTTGCCCATTCGGTCCCGATCCCGAGGGAGGTGGCGGCGGCCTTGATGTCGTCCACGTCGTAGATGTTGACCCGTGGCGAGGTCCTGCTGGGCTTGAGGATGCCGTCGCGGGTCCAGTTGACGACGGTGTTCCGGGTCACCTGGAGCAGGCAAGCGGCCTCTGTGGCCGTGACGAGCTTGCGGGCGGCCACGGCCTTGCGGATGGCTTCCCGGCCCTGCTTGACCACGGAGCAGAGGAACTCCTTGTCCTCTGGTGCGACGGTGGAGGAATCCCAGATCATCTGGATGACCTCGTTGGGCTCGTAGCCGACCCGCTTTCGTCCTCTGGTGACGCCGCTGAGTCTGCCGTCCTTGACCATTCGGTAGACGCCTGGCGAGGAGATCTGGAGCAGGGCTCCGATGTCAGATGCCTTGAGCAGTTCCATGTCGTGTCCTTCGCCGGGCTCCGGCCAATCGCGTTCCAAAAAAAGCCACGGCTGGGGCCTTCATGCATCGGGGGAGTTGCATGAAGGTTGGCCCAGCCGTGGCTTATCGGGGTTCTGGTTGCCACCACAACCTGTTTTCCCCAACGAGTCAGCCTTGATGAAGAGAGGCCGACGATGTTGGCAGCTAGGTGGCATTGAAGACGCTGCCTGATCCCAGGCCAGTGGGATGTCTCAGTCGATCTTGACGACCGGCTTGGTCTCGACGGAGACCGTGAACTGGTCGCGGACCTGAACGATGCGGTAGAGCCCTGCCTCGGCGATGTCCACGATTGCCTTCTTGGCCTCGGCGGTCGAGCCGAAGGTGCTGGTCCCGGTGATCCACTGGATCTTCTCGGGCTCGGCGTCCGGGTTCTTGGCCCGCTCAACCACGATCGGGGCGGGCTTGCGGGGCTTGCGGGGCTTGCTCGCCGGGGCCTGAGCCTCGGCCTCGATAGTTGCGGTGTCACTCATGCCGTCAGTGTAGCACGGATGCCCATGCAATCAAAGGCAGTCAATGATTTTTTTTGTCAGTGATCGTCTGACCCTAACGGATTTTACAGAACAGAACCCTTACGTGAGACGATCCGTGGCGGATACGGGTGCCGCTTGGCGCGGAATTTCCCTATGTAGTGCGTTGCTCATGTTTTCCCCCTCTCTCCCCCCCATTCTCAACGCTTTTGCCCCCTCTTATAGGTCATAGACTCTTACCCCTAAAATATGCGCCACAACGCCATAAGGATATATCCAGCGGTAGACTGATACAAGCAAAATCCCCTCCCAGAATTCCTGAGAGGGGATTTTAGATTTTTGAACACTATTGGCGTATCTGGTGGCGGGTGGTCAATCCATGGCGAATGGATGCGCCGTGGCATCAAAATGGGATATCAAAACCCGAACGTCCTTCTTCTTCCGATTCTTCCGGAAGCCCGTTATGCGCCTCGGAATCTGCTACGCCTGTTTTGTTAGGGTCCCCGGAGAAGAGTCTGGCGATGTCTTCGGGCAAGGAGTCCATCCAGATCGACTTGTCGGCGGGCGGGTCGATGACCTGGATGACCTTGCTTCCGAGCTTCCCGGAAGTCTCTGAAGCTGTCCCAATCCATTTCACGCCCGGTGGGATCATCAGGAAGCCTCTGGTTGATTGATTCTTGTAGCGAACGACCCGGCCACGGAGCGGCGGCACGTCGAGGAACTTGTTCACGAAGTTCGTCACGCCACGCTGGGAGGTCTTCATCAGCATCTCCTCGGCCATCGCCCCGTAGTGGGCCGCCTTGGAGGTGATGAACCAGTAGGGGCCGTCCTCGGCGGAGGCGTCTCGGAGGGCCAGAGAAGCCTGCTGGACGCCCTCCTGGAGGACCACCAGCTTCAGGAACATCGTCTGGATGTCGTCGGCCATCTCCCGATCCGTGTCCATCTCCGTCCGGCGAGCGGAGATCTCGGGGATGACCTGCTCCCAATTCGGGATCTTGGAGAGGACGTTCTCCCTCCAGAGACTCCAGCGATCGCCAAACTTTGACAGGGCTTCGTATCTGCCAAAACCCGAACTTGGCATGTGACTTGGTGATTCCAGCAGGGCAACCAGATCACTGATCAATTCCAGTCGCTTGGATGCGATGAACTCGATTGAGAACCGGCTGAAGTCCACGTTCCACTTCGGCGGGCCGACCTTGATCTCGACCGCACGCTCGGCCAGGTCGCGGCTCAGGCTTGGGCTGTTGGCCGTCAGATACCAGGTGAGGTAGTTCGGGCGGCTGTAGTTGCCGTGGTACATCCGGTGGCCGTTGATGATCGAGTTGGTGATCAGGGCCTCCAGCCCGCCGCTGGACAGGGTGTTCTTGACGTTGTCGATGATCACCACCCGGCGGGCCATGCTGCTGTCAGCCAGCAGCCGCTTGTTGATGTCCTCGACCTTCTCATTCTCGCCGAAGTAGTCGGCCCCGCCGAACACGTCGGCGAAGAAGTTGGCCGTGCTGGTCTTGCCCGTGCCCCGCCCGTGGTCGCTGGTGAACACGAAGGCGGGCCGCTTGCCCGCAGGACCGCCCCAGAGAGGCGTCAGGAGGGCCGCGATCATCAGGGTGCGGTCCACCTCGGTCTCGGGGTTCAGATGAGCCACAAGCTCCTCCAGGGCCTTCCCCGTGGACGGTGGCAGATTCATCGGGGCGTAGTAGGACCCCTCGATCCGGGGGACGTGCGGCATCACCTCGATGGACTTGTAGTTCTCGCCCCGGCTCCTCGCCTCGCCGATGGTGGACTCGAAGATCTCGGTCTTGGTCGGCGGGGCGATCGCCTCGTCGTGGTCGGTCGGGCAGAAGACGACGCCGCGAGTCCCGGCCAGACGGATGTAGCCCGTCATGTGGAGCCAGGAGAAGAACTTCGACTGGTCCCCCATGAACATCACCCGGTCGGACGATGTCAGGAAGTATTTGCCCTCCCGAACGTGGTCGGGCAGCCGGTACAGCCCGTGGTTCACCACCCCGGCATCCTCAAGCATCTCGGGGACGGTCTTCAGGATCCGATCCGGGTCCAGCAGGTAGAACGGGATGCCGTTGACGAGCTTGGGGAAGCCGCCGGAGACCTCGGAGACCTGGCGGTAGAAGTCGCTGGTCGAGACGAGGATCTTCTTGGGCTTGGAGTCACCGTTGGCGTCCGCGACGAACTCGGTCTGGTAGTTCGTGATGATCGAGTGGCGGACCAGCTTGGACTCGGACCCCTCCTCGCCGCCTGGCGTCGTCATGTACCGCTCGATGACGCCGGTGGTCTTCTCCATGATCACGGCGGGCTGGTATCTGGCGATCTCCGCCTGCTCCTCGCTGTCAGATCGCTTCTCGCGGGCCTTCTTGAACGCACTGGCGATCGCCGCCTCCATCTCGCTCAGCGGCAGCCCGCACCGGAGCGTCCCGGCCATCAACATGCTGACGGCCTCCTGCTCGGTGTACCCGCACGCGGCGATGTCGCACGCGGCTGCGAAGCAGTGGTTGTTCCGCTGGCCCGCCGAAGCCCGGTTGAACATGTAGAAGATCGTGGAGTCGTTCAACTCCATCTTCTCGCCGCTGCTGCTGGTGTACGCGCCGACGGCGGGCGGTGCGATCGGCTTGACCGGGTCCACGCCCAGATCGGACGAGTCGTCGTAGACGAGGGTGTTCTCGATGTCCTGCTCGGCCCATGCGATCAGGCACGGACGAGGGTTCTCCGGGTCCTTCATGTTCCAGAAGCCAGGCACTCGCATGATCCGCTCGGGATTGCTCACCGACGAGTCGGCCCCCAGGGCGACGGCGAGGCCCTTCTGGTAGCCGGTGTAGACCTCGGGGTCGATGTCGTTGTCGATCAGCCAGTAGCCGTGGAAGCCGTTGCCGCTCTGCACGATCAGGGACGGCGACGGGACGCCCGCCTGCTTGCAGGCCTCGAATGCCGTCTGGCACGACTTCATGCCGTCCCAGTCCGCGAAGTGGCATCGGATCGACGCGACGTTGTCGTCACCCGGATTCTTCGACTTCCTCAGGTGGATGCCGACGTAGATGTTGTAGCCCTCCTCGTTCAAGGCCCACAGCTTCTTCGCCACCACGGAGAAGGACTTGGGCGTCAGCCAGACCGACTGCACCTTGTCCTTCCGCGACCGAATGCACCTGATCTCGACGTGTTCCTCTCCGCTCAGCCCCCAAAGCAGCCCACCGAAGAGCTTCATCTGCGACTCCGCCGTCTCCGGGCTCATCTCTATCTTCATCACTTTTCCTTTCTGGCCTGGGCAAGGTTCTTCCGCTCGAACGCGATCGCTCGAAGCTCGGTCATCACCCGTTCCGAAATCCGTTCCTTTGACGCGATTGCCTTCCTGATGGCCTCGTCGATGGTGTTTTCAGCGACGATGTACCAGTAGGTGCAGGGCTCCATCTGTCCGATGCGATGGATGCGGTCCATCGACTGCACCTGAAGCTCGTACGAGTATGACATGGAGTAGTAGATCGCGTCGCTGCAAAAGCGATCTCCACAACGAACAAGAGTCGCGCCGTGACCGACCGATTGAGGGTGACATACAAGACACCTGACATCACCCTTCCGGAACTCCTCAAGAAACCACGGGATATCGTCGCTGCTCCTGCCATCGCAAACCCTATGGTCGATCTGGTCCGCGAGCATTTCCGACACCCTCGTCGCCTCCTCGCGGAACTGCGTCCAGACAATGAACGGCCTGCCGGGGTCGAAGCCGTCGATGATCTCCTGCAAGGCGTCGAGCTTGGACCTGCCGACCTTTTTCCAGACCTCGTTCTCGGTGTCCCTGATGTTCCCGCCGCACACCTGGCGAAGCTTCATCGTCACGGCGGTCGGGTCGATGTCGAAGCCGTCGCCGTCGTCGTTGAACGAGGCGAAGAACTCGTCCTCGATCGAGTGGTACATGCCCTTTTCCCTTGTCGAAAGATCCACGCTGACGACCCGCTCAAGCTTCTCGGGCATGTCCTTGAAGCAGTCGATCTTCTTCTTGACGTGGGCCATCCGCTCGATCCTGCGGGCGAACTCAGCCGGGTCCTTCAGCACGAAGCGATCCACGACCGGCGTCCGCCTGCCTGGCACGGTCTTCATGATCTTCGTCATGAACTTACCGCTCCATGTCCAGAAGCTGGGGCATGAGACCCCGTAGACGCACCTGATCTGGGTGAAATACTCCTCGGGTCCGTTCGGGGCCGGGGTCCCGGTCATGAGGATGACCTTCTCGACGCGATCGGTGCAGGAGATGATCGCCTTCGCCGTCTCGGAGTTGCGGTTCTTCATCCGGCTGGATTCATCAACCACGATCCGATACGGCTCAAGACGCATGATCTCGTCCTTGTGCAGCCGGAACGTATCGAACGTCGTGACCAGCACGCCGCATCGCCGCTGCTCATCGCCCATCATCTTGTAGTGGAAGAACGTGTTTCTCTTGTCGCGGTTCGAGCCGTGGTAGATGTTCACGTCGAGGTCCGGAAAGTGGGATGAATCCTCCAGCCACGTCCCCTTCATGATCGACCTGGGGCAGACGACGACGGTAAAGCCGCGATCCAGATCCATCACGGTCAGGGCCGTGATGGTCTTGCCGAGCCCCTGCTCGTAGAACAGGCACGCCCTGCCCTTGTTGAGTACGAAGTCCACGCCCTCCCGCTGGTGCGGGAACAGTTCGACGCTCACTCAACGCTCCATTTCTCAGTTTGACGCTTGAGCCATGTGGGCCACTCGACGACATTCGTGAACGAATTGTCGATCACCAGCGTCCTGTCGGTCGGCTGGATGACGAGATTTCCGTCGTCCATGACGATGAACGTGAATTCCTTGTTCTGCTCCGGCTCCCGGCTCCAGCCGTCGTCAACCGGCTGCACGCTGAACAGGTATTCGCCCCTGATGTCCCAATCGCGGACCATCATGACCTGCCCGTCCAGATACGGGTACACGCACGCCGACCATCGAAACCCGTAGCAATCCCATTTCTGGCACTTGCTCAGTTCGATATCGGGCGAGTTCTGCTCGAACGCGATCGCGTGCGGAGGCAGATTCCTGTAGATCGCTCCACTCTCAAGTACGCATGTGCAGCCCCAAGCCCGGCCCGGATGGCTCACCAGACCACACCACACGGCTCGCGTCTTGTCCGGCTCTCCGGGAGCCACGTCGTTCTCGATGAATCTCCGCCGAACCCATACCTGCATGTGGTACGGAATCGGCCCTGAAGCGCAGTTCATGTCGCCCATCACAAGCTCCAAGTCATGCTGTTCATTTCTCGGACGTTCGCGTCTATCATCTGGTTGAGGATGTCGGCCTCCCTGCGATCGTCGCACATCACGTTGATCTTCATGCCTGACAGGATCGAGTGCCTTGCGATCGTCCACGCGATGTTCGCTCGCCTGGACTCCATTTCAAAGACCCTCGTCGCCGCCGCCGACCCGCTTGATGATGACGTGTTTTCTGATCGTGTCATCCCGGCTCCCGTACTTCTTCAGTGATTCGATCAGGTGTTCCGTGCAGAGGAAGTACGGCGGCGGGACCGTCTTGTCTTCGAGATCGAGCATCCCGTAGACAGCGACCCACGCCGCCGTGCCTCCGCACCCTTTCGGGTAGTCGCACTTGATCACCGGCGTCCTGCCATGCGGAGGGCGTGCAGGAGATCGCTCATCGTCGTCTCTCCCGGCATCAGGTTCCCGTCAGTGTCCATGTCCGCGAGGATCTGGGTGATGATGTCGGAGATGCCGGGCTCGACGCGGTCAGGGACCAGCGGCCAGTTGTTCGCTATGCAGAGGTGGTAGAGCATCCTCGACCAGTCCCTTGCCTGCATCTGAGACTGCGGCGTCCAGATGATCATCGCGCCTGGGTTCTCGGACGAGTTGGCGACGAGGCTGTAGCTGGTGAGGAAATCCAGTTCACGGTCCTGCGGGTAGCGACCTCGCCCGTCAGGTCTCCCGTAGCCACGGATCCAGATCGTGTCGTTGAGCGGCTCGTCGCTGGCGACGGTGTCGTATGAATGAGCCTGGGACCCGCCGGAGATGTTCCAGTTGATCGTGCGGGTCGGCCTGGGATCGACTGCGATGCCGTACATGCCGATGTGGGCGGTCGGGAACTCCTCGGCCAGCATCTCGATGATCCCTTCCGCGATCGGACGCTGAAAATCTCCCAGAAGCCGTTGCTCCTCGTTCTCGGCAAACCGCGCATGGTCGAACTGGATCGCACGAAGCGGGATGTCGCGGTCCTTGATCGGCTGGACGAACTCCCGCTTCCAGATCGACTCCCATGAGTCGAGCATCCGAAGCCCGTCCTCGGTCCACTTGTTGTCAACGAACCGGGCGTCGTACCTGAAGGTGGACGACACGGGGTCGAGGCTTGGGAAGTAGACGCTGATCGGCTGCTTTTCACCGGAGCCTAGAACGCGGTAGTTCACGAACGACTTCATGTACCCGCCATGCTCAAGCACGCGGATGAACGGGGGGACCCAGATGTCTGGAAACTTCGGGGCCTGGCTGACATAGATCTGCATTGGATTGCCTTTCGATGAAAAAGGCCCGCCACCCGGCGAACCGGGCGACGAGCCAAAGAAGGAGATCAGGCTGTTGCGTCAGGCATCGAACGGGTTGTCGGCGTCGATGACATTGTCGCTGTTGGTGCTGCTGTCAGCACGGTCGATCAGCCACCCGTACTGCGGATCCTGCCGGAGTGACGGGATCAGGGCGAGGGCGGTGTCGGCCTGCTGCCTGGTCATGGGCTCGTCGGTGAGGACGAACCGGGGGTTGTAGTAGGTGACCTTGCGGCCCTTCTTGACGGTCTGGCGGCTGGTGTTGGCGAGCATGAACACGCCGGGGCCCTTGCCGCTCATGAGGCGGCCCATGAGGATGGTGTTCAACTGCTTCGCACCACGCTTGGAGGTGCGGTAGCACTTGATCAGGTACGGGGTCGGCTCGTCGTTCAGGAGGACGAACACGTCGTAGCCGATGTCGATGGCGTACCGGGGGGAGATCTCGCCATCGACCTCGACGGTCTCCTGATTGTCGCGGATCTCGGCGGGAACGTCCTCGGCCCGCTTGGCGACGAACACCGGCCACTCGATGCCCTCGGCCTTCGCCATCTCGTCCCAGACGACGACGCTGGGGCGAACGTGCAGTGGGATCACGCGATCGCTGTCGGTGATGGCCTGCTTGGTGATGCCGTTGACCCAGGAGCCCTTCGCGTGCCCCATGCCGACCTTGTCCTCGTTCTGGTTCTGGAACAGGATGATCTCGGGCATCTCGATGTCCTCGCTGGACATGCCCTCCATCATCCCGAACTGGGCCAGCACGGCCTCGTCGGCGGAGGCCAGAGCCCCCTCCTCCATCTTGACGATCTCGTTGTCGTTCTTCGTGGTCTTGGTCATTGAATCTCTACCTCGTCCTTGTTCTCAGGGGCCCACCAAACAGAGGATCCTCGAAGGGAGGACAGCCCGCCCTTCTCGATCCATTCCAGCACCTTCGACTGGGATCCCCAGCAGCCGCCTGGTGCGCCGTACAGCAGAAATGATGCGTACCGGAACAGGTTCCGCCGGTTGACCGCGTCGGCCTTTGCTGCGGCCCACGCCAGATCGTTCCAAAGCACGGACATCAGGAAGCCGCCGGGCTCGATGCCGTGAACAATGTAACGGACCAGTCCGTCGATCATGTGGTCAGGCAACTCATGATGCTCGGCCTGCTCTCGGTAGTATTCCTCGTATTCCTTGATGTTCACTGCTGTCCCTTTCTGAAGCGGTAGGTCGCTTCGTCATACTCGGTGATCTCGATCCACGGCGGGATCACGTCGCCAGCCTCGATCATTTCGGTCAGGGCCTTTGCGTTGGGCCGCTTGTGGGTGATGAGGTCAAGGTTGCCCTTCTCGATGCACCACTGGACATAGTCGTCCCACCTGCCGTCGATCGACGCTGCGGGCTTCGTGACACGGGTGATGGTGATCTCGTCGGACACGGCCTTGTCCGTGCCCTGCTCCTCGCACCACTGGAGAAACTCGGCCTTGACCGACCGAAGCTCCTTCTCCAGAGCGGATTTCTCGGCGTTGACGCGATTCAGGTTTTTCTGGATCGCGGCGAATCGCTCGGTGATCTGCTGTGCTGTCTTCACTTCATGCTCCAACATGAACGGTAGTAGTGTACCGCCGACGCCACGCGGCGTCAACGGGTCTCATCGCTTTGTCCTGACGAACCACGCTCCTGGCCCATCGAGGACCGGAATGCCCTCCAGCCCCCATGAGGCGATGATCTCGTTGAGGGGGATCAGTACCCGGTGACACTGGCCCTCGTGCGCCCAAAGGGGCGTGCCGACCAGTGTTCCGGCGATGATCCGCTTGCGGACGGTGTTGGGGTGGATCTTGATGCCGTACCAGTCTTCTAGCACAGCGGGAACCGATGTCGGGAGGACCGCTGCGAGGCGTCCTTCGACGATCGGGATCGAGTAGACGCCTTGTTTCCGGCCCGACGCTCCACCGCCCGCAAGTAGGCCTGACGCCGGGTCAGACCGACGACGCGAGTCCTTGACAGACTCAAGAGCCTCATGCTCGTTTCTGAGTTCAGGGTTCGGGGCGGTTTTTCCAGCCATCTCGCCGGAGTCGCGGACCTCGTCCCGATCTCCCTTGCGATGTCCTTCATCCTCATTCCGCTCTTCAGCATCCATCTGACGATCTCCTGTGCTTCCTTGCCTGTGATCCTGCTCTTCATGGCAGAAGGCTCAACAGCCAGTCCACCGCGAACAGCAGCAGTACGAACATGACGATGAAAATGATGATCCGCACGATCTGCCGATCCTCTTCAAGTTCGTCCTCGTCCGGCGGCCTCCAGAATGGCGACCCGCTGTCTCCTGTCGGCCTTAGGCTCACCACGGGCTCCTTTCCGCAGCAGCATCCTCCATGTCAGTGCGGGCATCGGATTCCAGCTTCTCCCGCTTGAGGTCGGCCATCTCATCGGCCTTCCGCTGGTCGGAAAAGATCCGGATCATGATCTCGTCGTAGCGGTCCTGATCCATGCCGATGGCGTCGAGAATGATCCTCCTGGCATCGGCCAGAGACGGCATGTCGAAGGCCATGAAGATGTCGTGGACCACGGTCTTGAGCCTGCCGCCGCTTCTCGCGTGTTCCTCCCGAACAGCCGTTGCGATGTCTCCGATCGCCATGCGGATTCTCTCGCCCTCGCTTCGGCTCCGGCCAATATCAATCTTCCGGGCCATCTCCCTGGCAAGGATCGTCATGGCTGAAATCGGAATCCACTGCTTTTGACTCGGGATCTCCTCGATCACACCGCTTTTCGTGCTGGTCGCCATCTCGTACAGGATGCCGACAGCCCATGCTTCGCCGCCGACGCCAACCTCGCTCATGACGGCATTGAAGACCTCTTGTGCAGTCGGGGGGTCGTACTTCGACGCTGCCCTCGCCTTTTCGTATGCGATCCTGCCGATCGGCCCAAGTTGCTCGTAGTCGCTCTTCTTCATCTTGTTGATGTCCATGCTCTGAATCCCTTTCACTGGAATGAATGCGGCGTGCCGCTGATGTCCCATCCGTTGATTGCCGCGATCCCCAGCAGCATCAGTTCAATGTCCTCGTCATCGAGGATTTCGTGCAGTCGCTCGACCTTCTCCTTGTCGCCGTAGTGGTCGATGAGTCGGTATCTGTTCTCGCCATCTCCCTCAAGGATCAGCATTTCGGCGTGCCGATACCGATACCTGGTGTTCACTTCGTCGCCTCTTGCCCTGCCGTCCAGCAGGCGGGCGATGTGGGCCTCGACCCTGTTCATGATGCCAATGGCGGCTCGGGTGGACGCCTCGCCGTCGAAACGCAAATCATGCAAAGCCTTTCTTGCGTACCTCAGGGCGTCGATTGCCGACATGACCAAATGGTGCGCGCTTCTAATCTGCCGATCCTCGTCGTAGTCGTGCATCGTGGTCATTCCTCCTCCTCCTCTGTCTCGAACTCGATCTCGATGGAATGCGACGCAAGCCTCATGTACTCTCCAACCGTGAACACGCGGCACCCGTTCAGGTCAATCGACGCCACCGGGGATTTCAAGCCGGTGTCATCGGTCGGCGTGCCGTTGGGTCGCCACTCGTATCCCTCGGCAAGCGTGCCTTCGTCCTTGTTCTCCCAGATGTCATCGTCGTCGATCGGATCGGGGAGGAACATGTCCAGCGCGACCCCCCACGCATCGCTCTCGCTGGCTGCCCGGACAGCCCCGATCGGCCCCAGACTGTCCACGACGACCCACGCGGGATCGCCTGGGAATCCCTCGTCGTAGGCCTTCATTTCGTGCCGAACGCCTGTCAGGCTGATGATGTACGCTTTCATGCGATTTCGCTCCAGTTCGTTGCCAGAATGCTCTCGGCATACTCTTCCCCGGTTTCGGACAGGTCGAAGCCGCCGCAAGAGTTCTCCGTCGTCGATCACGATGAATGGTGACCATTCCATTGTGTCCTTCGCTTCGCTCCGGTCAATCACTCGCCACCTCCTTCCGTTCCACGGCCCGTCACTCGCCATCGCAGATTTCGTCGCCACACTTGGTCAATGCCGTTCAACCGATCTGTCAGGTCGGCCATCGCTCGCCGCTCGGCCTCGACGGCAGCCACGATGCCGCGGATTTCCTCGTTTTCTTGGTCAATGCCGTTCATCCGATCTGTCAGATCGGCTATCGCTCGCCTGATCTGATCGGGGATGCCAGCTTGATCGATCATGATGGCGATCGCGTTTTTGATCGCTTCATCAAGCGTGCCCGTCGCAGGGCTCCGGTCAACGGTATCCGGATTGCTCACTCGCCACCTCCTTCCATTCCACGGGAAAGCCACGCCGGGCCGGATGACAGGGCGATCTGCTCCGCGCCCCAAACGGCCATCGCGCCGCACGCCTCACACTTGTAGTCCTCGGCATCAGGCTCGACGCCCCACGCTGCCTCGCCGCACGCGAGGCAAAAACCCATGTACTCGTCCTCGCACTCGGAGACCGCAATCCAGACTTCTCTCGGGTCCACATTGGCGAGGATCATCTTCGCCGTTTCCTCAAACGGCCTCGTCGATCGGTTGCTGATCATGTTCGTGTCCTTCCTTGTTGTGCCGGGCCGGGGCGGGGCGGGGGCCAAGCGTGTCCGTCGCTTTCGCTCCGGCCAAGCGTGTCCGTCGCCTCCCGCCCCGACTCCGGCTGTCCGTGTCAAGCGTCGTACGCTGCGTTGATCGCGTCCCATGTCCGAACCGGCATGATGATCGCGCGCCCGACGATGATGTCCCACGAAGCAATCCCGGCTTCCCAGGCGACCTGCGTCGCCAGCGAGTTCGGCTTGGGATCGCCGGACATCTTCCCACATTCATCAATGATCACGATGTAGTCCGGTCCCGTGATCACTTCGATCAGGTCGCATCCGATCACCCCGCGAGCCTTGTCCATGAAGTCACTGGACAGCCACCCCTCGGGATCGGTGGCGAGGCTGTGGATGCTCGCGTCTGCCCACCCGTCTGCCCGCTCGGCGTCGGTCGGCAAAACGGCCAGCCACAACGCTGCGTCGTTGAATGTGGCACTGAACTCGATCTGGTCGATCGCTTTGGCAATGTGGTCGCCGTTGCTCGGCGTGACAATCGGCCTGTTCTTCATGCTCATGCTCCAATGTGGCCGTCGCTTTCGCTCCGGCCAAGCGTGTCCGTCGCTTTCGCTCCGCCCAGTCGGGCCGGGTTTGATGGTCAGGTCAGTCTTCGATGGCGGCTCGGTGGTACGCAGCCTCGAACGCCTCGGCAGCCACGCGGGCGGCGGTGGCTGCTTCGTCGGCGGCGAGCCGCGCGAGGTCAGCGATCAGGAACCGGGTGCCCGGCCTCATGTCGCCGGTCGTCAGGGCCGCGACCGCCATCGCAGACGCCGCGGCTTCCAGCGACCAGCGGGCCGCAGTCGCGACGCAGTCCAGCGTGTCGCCGTCCGTGGCGTGGTGTTCCGTCAGGTAGCGGTAGCACATCGCGCCATCCTTATGGCGGCGGGCGGCCTTGACAGCCTCGTCGGGATCAGCCGCGCAGATCCCCTTGATGGTGGTGGTGATCGTGTGGACATTCATGCTCATGGCTCCTTGCGTTTGCGGCGGGTGAGTTCCCGCCGGCATCAGTGTACCAAAGGATCGGCGGATCGGTGGCGAAAAGATGAGGGAGGAATCGCGTCGGATCTAAATGAGAATGAGTCTCAACTACGGTGATACCGACGACACCCAATGCATGACATCGAGAGCATGAATCGGAGAGCGTGAATCGGAGAGCATGTGCCGGGAGCCCGGGCCGGACAAGCACCGAACGCGAGCCCGTGCCGGACAAGCACCGAACGCGACGCATGTGCCGGACAGGACCCGAACCTGGAGCCGACCCGCACGCAACCCGAACCACGCCCCCCGGCCCCCGCGAAGTATTCAATACAGCCCCCCACTTCGCGTGATTTTTTTGACTTTGGTATCAGTCACAAACATGGTGCAAATTTCCCGACTTTTGCATTGGCCGGAACCTGGTTTGTAATCTGATACCACTATCATTTTTACAGGGCTTCGTATCTAACAAAACCCGTACTAACATCTGCCAGCCAATTTCCAGCCGTTTCCCGTACAGGCTGGTCTTTGCTTTGCCTGGTACAGTAATCGCATTGGCCGGAGGGAAGCGAAGGACACAATGGACGGGTACGACAGAGAACTGCTGGTCTGGAAGCTGCGTCGTGATGGTCGAATGGACCAGTTCTTGTCGCGTGTCGGTGATCTTCTCGACGGCGACGAGGACATGGACGTGGAATCCGCATGGGAAATCGTCGGAGTCGAGTACGGTGGTCCGCCAGCGGTCTCGGAGCTTGGCTCGGACACGGAAGATGTGCTGTGGTCGGCTCTTTCGATGGCGGCGATGAAGCGGAGTGCGGCCCCGAGGGACGAGGCGAAATGGGTGATCCAGCATCACGCGGTCCCGCTGGAGCGGATCGACCCTGATCTGGTCCCGAGCAGCGGTTCGGTCACGATGTTGAGATGGGCCAGGGAAGTCGGCTTGACCGACTTCATGAAGACGATCTATGCCAAGCTCATGCCGTCCAAGTCGGAACTTGAGCAGGACGCCAGATTCAGGCAAAGTGGCCGTGTCTTGCAGGAAACGCTGGCCGAAGTCATCAAAGCGCACGAAGATTCGCTTGTGCAGGCGGAAATCAAGCGTGAAATGATGTCCGAGCGAGTTCAGGAGATGATCGAAAAGCGGATCCAGGAAAAGCTGGATTCACAAGAGGTCGGGGATCCGATTTGAGCCTGGAGTTGAGCGAAAATCCGGTCCTTGCCGGTCCAGAACGCTGGAAGGCGTCGGCCCAGCCGTACTACAAGGCAATCCCGAAGGACGTGACTGCCAACCTGCTGTTTCGCAAAGCCATCGTGGACTTGGGAAATTCGTCTGCGGAACACGCCGAGAGCATTCGGAACATGTGCGCGGCGGACCCGCTGTTCTACATCAATGCCTTTGTGTGGACCTACGACCCGAGAAGGACGCCGTCCAAGCTCCCGATGGTGACGTACGAGTACCAGGACGAGGGGATCATGGCGTTGCTGGAGTCGATCAAGGTAGGCCAGGACGCCCTGATCGAGAAAAGCCGCGACATGGGCGCATCATGGATGATCCTGATCGCGTTCGAGTACCTGTGGCATTTCTGGCCGGATCAGAGCTTCCTGATGGTGTCGAGAAAGGAATCCTTGGTTGACGAGAAGGGCGACCCGGACTCGTTGTTCTGGAAAATCGACTTCATCCACAACCATCTGCCGACGTGGTTGCTGCCGCCGACCAGCCGAAAGCTGCTGTCAATCGTGAACGACTCGAACGGATCGACCATCGACGGTGATTCGACGACTGGCGACATCGCTCGCGGCGGTCGTCGCACGGCGATCGGTCTGGACGAGTTCGCGTCGGTCGAGAACGGATACGAGGCGTTGGCGGCGACGGGCGATGCGACGAATTGCCGCCTGTTCAATTCGACGCCGAAGGGCATGGGCAACGCATTTGCGGACCTGGCCCACTCGAAGATCAAGAAGCTGGTGTTTCACTGGACGTTGCACCCGCGGAAGGCCGAGGGCAAGTACCTCGACGACAACGGCAAGTGGCGGAGCCCCTGGTACGACCGTGAATGCGAGCGTCGAAGCCACCCGATGGAGATCGCCCAGGAACTCGACATTGACTACCTGGGCTCGGACTACCAGTTCTTTGATCCGATCATGGTTTCGGAAGTGCAGCGTCTTCAAATGCGGCACCCGATGCACCGATGCGAGATCAGGTACGACGAGGAGACTGGCGATTTCAGGTTCTTCGACGAGGTCACTGACGGGCGGTTTCACCTGTGGGTTCCGCTTCGTGACGGGCAGCCGGTCATGATCGACGACGATTTCGTGATCGCGGGCGACATTGCAACGGGCACGGGGTCGAGCAATTCGGTGCTGTCGATCGGGAGAAGGACGACCGGAGAAAAGGTGGGCGAGTTCGTCTGCAACAACACCAGGCCGGAGGCGTTGGCGAAGATCGCCCTTGCCCTGTGCAAGGCGTTCGAGAAGTCCAGCGGCAGAAACCCGCTGCTGATCTGGGAGGCGAACGGGCCTGGCCGGAATTTCGGCGACGTGATCCTTGAGAGCGGATATCGTTCGATCTGGTGGAAGCAGGACGAGTACCGGCTGAAGCGGAGCATCACGGACATCCCTGGATTTTTCAGCACGAAGGAATCGAAGCTGAGCCTGCTCGGTGATTTCAGGCGTGCGGTGAAATCCGGCGAGATCATCATTCCGAGCAAGGGGACGTATGATGAGATGCGTCAGTACGTCTTCATGAAGGGCGACAAGGTCGCTCACTCCAGAAGCTCGAACAAGATCGACCCTTCGGGAGCGGACCAGAACCACGGTGACAGGGTGATCGCGGACGCCTTGCTGTGGAAGGGGATCGGTCGGAGGCGGGTGTCGTCTCTTGGCGGTGCGGCGAATTCAAGACGTGAACCGGACGGCTCGATGGCCGCGAGGATGACCATGCGTCGAAACAGGAAGCGGAGTGCCCAGCGATGGTGAACCCGAACGATCAGCGGTCGATGGACGCCCTCGGAAAGGCGATTCTGCATTCCCGGCGCGAGCTTCAGGACTTCCGGTCTGCGAGGCTGATGGCATTGAGGCAGTTCGTCGGGTCGCACTACCACTCGCAGTCGAAGGCTGGAGACAAGGTCCCGATCAATCTGATCGAGATGCTGGTGAGCATCTACACCAGGCAGCTTGCCGCGACGTGCCCGCAAGTGAACGTGTTCGCCAGGAACGAGCAGAACAAGGCCCCGGCCTTCCGGCTCGAACTGGCGATGAACCACATCTTGAAGCATGAGATGCCGTTCGAGCGGAACCTTCGCATCGTGACGAAGGACGCGATGTTCGGGCTTGGCCTGATGAAGGTCGGCGTGACGAGCCTGGGCCTGCACGAGGCGTACGGGTACATGCACGATTCTGGGATGCCGTTTGCGGACCCGGTGTCGCTTGATGACTGGGTGCATGACATGACCGTTCCCCGGTTCGAGTTGTGCGGGTTCATGGGGGACAGGTATCGGATTCCGTTGGATCAGGCGAAGGATTGGGCCGACAAGAACAAGGATTCGATCGAGGAGGTCACCAACCGGACCTACAACGAGCATGGCGACATCCGTGCCGAGGCGATGAGCCAGGGTCTCGACGCCGAGAAGGACACGGTCGTTCCGATGACGGAGGTCTGGGACATCTGGCTTCCGCGAGAGAAGCTGGTGGTGACGATCCCGGCGTCGAGCATCTCCCAGGCCGGGTACGCCGGTTCGGCGAAGGTGCTGAAGGTGGTGGAGTGGGACGGTCGTGAGGCCGGGCCGTACCACATCCTGAATTTGAACGAGGTCCCGTCGAACACGATGCCGGTTCCACCGGCAAGCTTGATGATGGATTTGCACGACCTGGCGAACCACGTCTTCCGGAAGCTCGGTCGTCAGGCCGAGCGGCAGAAGTCGATGGCGGTCTACCGCAAGGGTTCGGAGGAGGATGCCGAGACGTTCAAGGACGCCAGCGACGGCGAGGCTTACGGAATGGACGATCCGTCGAGCGTGCAGCCGGTGGACTGGGGCGGGCCGAACCCGACGAACCTGGCGTTCTTCATCCAGATTCGGGAATTGTTCAGCTACCTGGGCGGCAACCTGGACACGCTGGGCGGCCTGAGCCCGCAGGCTGAAACGCTCGGCCAGGACGAGATGCTGGCGGCAAACGCGAGTCAGCGTGTCAGCGACATGCAGGACCAGACGGTGTCGTTCACGCGAGACGTGGTTTGCCACATTGGTTCGCTGGTCTGGGAGGACCCGGTGTACGATCTTGAGGTCCAGCACAAGGTCACTGAGAACTACAGCATTCCGGTGAAGTTCTCGCCCGACATCCGAAAGGGCAAGGTCAGCGACTACGAGATCGACATCGAGCCCTTCTCGATGCAGCACAACACTCCCGCCCGGCGTCTGAAGGCGATGGGGCAGGTGATGCAGCAATACATCATGCCGATGATCCCGGTGATGATGGCGAAGGGCGAGGCTCCGAACATGAAGCGGATCCTGGGCTACGTTTCCAAGTACGCGAACCTGCCTGAACTGAACGAGTTCATCGAGTTCGTCGGGCAGGACACGTTCGTCGATCAGATGTCCGGTCGCGGCGGCGGTGGCGGGGTCCCGGCTGGAGACCGGACAGTGACCAGGGTCAACCGGCCTGGTGCGACCCAGAGCGGAAAGGACGACGTGATGAAGCGGCTGCTGCTCGGATCCAACGTCCAGGACTCCGAGGCCGCCGCCATCGGGAGACCAAATAGCTGATGCCTGTATACTGCTACAAGAGTGATTCTGGCGACACCTTCGAGATCCAGATGTCCGTGTCCGAGATGGAGCGTCGGGAATCTCCATCAGGGATGATCCTGCACGAAGGACAGTGGCTCAAGAGGGACTACCAGACCGAACTCGGTGGATTTGGTGGTTCTTGTTCTACTTGGCCTGTGGTCAGTGAGTCTGCCGGGTGTCACCCGAGCCAGATCAAGGAGATGCAGGAACACGCGAGGAAGAAGGCTGGGGTGGCCTTGAATTTCACCCCGGATGGCCGGGCGATCTTTGAATCGCCGGGACAACGCAAAAAGTATTTGCGTTCGGTCGGCATTCGGGATAACAATGGTGGATACGGAGATCCGTGATGAGTGGCACAGTTGGGCTGAGCTTCGCAAGAGACGAGGAAGCCCAGAACGTGATTCCTGATGATGCTGTCCTCAGTCGTTTCAGCGACACTCGGGCAGGCTACGACCATGGCTCGCCGGAATTCCCGCGAGCCGAGGAAGATGCCGACGCCGAGCCGAACGAGGACGACGCTGCCGCCCTGGAAGATGCCGCGAATTCCCAGGACGATGGCGATGCTCGGGAAGACAATGCCACGGATGAACTGATGGCGAAGGCTGCAAGCCTGCTGGACATGACCGTCGAGCAGATTCAGCAGACGCCCGAGAGCGTTCTCAAGCGATTCATCGAGAAGGCCGAAGCCGAGTCCAAGGCCAAGTCTGAAAAGCCCGACAAGAAGTCCGGCAAGGAAGATGAGGACGAGGATGAATTCGAGGAAACGTACGACTCGCTCGAAGAGGACCAGGATCCGGATGATTCTGAGTCCGATGACTTCGACATGGGCTACATCGACCCGGACACTGCTCGGGCGATGGAAAAGCTCACGGAGAAGTTCAACGCCGAGATCAAGCGGCTTCAGTCCAAGCTCAGCGAGGTCGAGACGACGAATGCGGTGTCCAGCTTTGACAATGAAATGTCGAAACTGGGGCCGGAATATCACGATCTCTTCGGCGAAGGGACGAGCATCACGCTCGACCCGATGTCGGACTACGCGAAGAATCGAGAGGCCCTCAGGGAAGAAATGGACCGGATCACTCTTGGCTATCAGGCCATGAATGAGAAGCCTCCGTCTCGACCTGAGATCTTCAAGAAGGCACTGAGGTCCGCTTTCGGCGATCAGTACGAAGTAATCACGAAAAAGCAGATCAGCACCGCGATCAAGGACCGGAGGGGCAGATTCATCTCCCGCCCGGCTTTGTCCGAGGGCGACGACGGCGACCGCGAAGCGAGAGCCATCGCCAATCTCGGAGCCAGGATGCGCGAACGCGGTCTGTATTGATACAAGGATACTCCAATGTCCGTTTTGCAAGGCGGAGACATCGCGGATCTTGTCTCCCAAACTCTTCAGGAACTCAACCCGCTTCGCTGGACTGAGATCGCCACCGACCTTCAGGAGCATGTCGCTGCCCGCGAACTGCTTCGCAAGAGCCGCGTGACGTTCCAGTCCGGCTACGGCATCAAGTGGTCGGTGATGACCGATCATTCCAACGCCGCCCGCAACGTCGGTCTCTTCTCGACCGACAACGTGAACGTCGGTGACGTGATGACCACGGCTGAAATTCCGTGGCGTCACACCAACTCCCACTACGCCTTCGAGCGTCGTGAGATCAAGATGAACCGCGAGCCCGCTCGAATCGTCGAGCTGCTCAAGATTCGTCGTGCCGACGCCATGATCAGCATGGCTGAGAAGCTGGAGGCCAACTTCTGGTCCCAGCCGACCAGTTCGTCGGACAAGCTCGACCCCTTCGGCGTTGACTACTGGATCGTCCCGGCGGTCAACGGCGAGGATCCGGGCTTCTACGACGGTTCCAGCGTGACCGGCGGCGGCAACCCGTACGGCTTCTCGGCTGGTGCTGGCGGCCTGTCCTCGGCCACCTACAACCGCTGGTCGAACTGGTGTGCCGACTACACCACGATCGACAAGACCGACCTGATTCGGAAGTGGCGTGAGGCCGCCACGAAGACCCGGTTCATGTCCCCGACCGAGATCCCGGCCCTGGGCACGGCGACCGACTTCGGGTACTACACGAACTACAACGTCATCGGTCGGCTGGAAGAGGTCCTGGAAGCCCAGAACGACAATCTGGGCAGCGACATCGCGTCCCAGGACGGTCGCCTGCTGTTCCGGCGTGTGCCGGTCATGTGGGTCCCGTACCTGGACTCGTACACCGGCCCGGCGGGAACCAGTGCCCCGACGACCGCCGATCCCATCTACGGGATCAACTGGGGCGTCTTCAAGCCCTGTTTCCTCGAAGGTGAATACATGGTCGAGGAAGGCCCCGAGAAGGCGGCCAACCAGCATACGACCTACCATGTCCAGGTGGACATGACCTACAACTTCCTGTGCTACAACCGCCGGAAGCTGTTCCGCCTCGACAAGGTTTCCGCCTGATCCTGACCCCGGAGAACTGAAATGGCTCGAATTCAATACAACGGCGGTCCTGAAGGCGGCATTCTTCGTCGCGTCTACTGGGCCGGTTCTGCTCTGACGGCGGGCGATGCCGTCTGCTGTGCGAGCAGCACGGTCGCTGCGGCGACCGACGACCTCAACAAGCCGACCTCGGTCGGGACCTATTGTGTCGATTCTGACACCGCTGGTTCCGGTGCTGAATACTTCGTCGGCGTGGCGACCCAAAACCATCCGGCAAACGCCGGGTGGATCGAGGTCATGGTCCCGGTTCGCGGGGACAGCCTGATCGTCAACCTGGCTGCGGCGACCACGATCACGATCGGGGACGCCATCACGGTGAACGAATCCACCGCGAACAAGTTCGTCGGGTTCACCCCCGCTGGCACGTCGGCAGCGAACATCGAGGAAGCCGACCTCAAGACCCTGGCGGTCGCCCTGACGGTCCACGATGTCGTGGGCACGAACCAGGCGATTGTCCGGTTCATCTGATCCTTCTTTCCGCCTCGGTCGTCCCGCCGAGGGGGTTCATGCTCCCCCCCCTGCCCTTTGGATTTTCCAGAGGGCAGGGGGGTTTTCAGTGGTATAATCGTGGCATGAAGACGATCACCGCCCTCCTTGCCTGCCTTGCCCTGTCGTGCCTTGTCGCTGGCTGCGCGATGTTTCAGAAGCCGGGCGATATTGCTGGCCGGGTCAACGAGACCGAGCAGGAAGTCCAGGAAACCCGCCTGATCGGCGATCGAATTTCCGAGGAACTTCGGATTCTCCGGGAGGAACTGGAGAACCTCGACACGAACGACCCGGACGCCGACCGGAGTGCCGAGCGTCTGGCTGCGTTCATCGCCGAGAAGACCGAGGAATCGGCCAAGTGGCTCCAGCGTCTCAATGAGGCCAATGCGGCGGCCCTGAAGGCCCGCGATGACCTTGCCTCGGCCCAGAACGAGTGGGACGTTGCGGAGGCCCTGGTGGCCTTTGGGGCGGGCCTGTTCCCGCCCTTGGCCGTGGCGACCCCGATCATCCGTGCAGGACGCCGGAATTTCGAGGGCGTCGTCGCTGCGGTCGCCGCTGGCGGCGGGCCGAAGAACAGTGAGGCTGCAAGGGCGGCGATGGCCGCCGTCCCCGGCCTGAAGAACCGCGTGACCCAGGCCAGGGTGCGGATCGGCGACAAGAAGATGGAGGCCGTGCCCTCCAAGAACAACGGTGAGATGTCATGAGTTCAAGCGTCGAACAGCGAATCAAGGTCTTGAACGGATCCGCCACGGCGACCGCCAAGGGCGTCTACGGCCAGATCCATTCGTGCTTCTACAAGTACGCTGCTGGCGGCACGGGCACGCTCTCCGTGACCCTTATCGACGAGCATGGTGCTGACTTGCTCAACGAAGCCGGGACCGGAATCGCGGCCTCTGCCAGCAATCTGCTGTCGGCCAGCGAGATCGGCGGCACGATCGCGTACGGCGATTTGACGATCACGCTCAGCGGAACCCCGGACGAGGACTTCACCGTCGTCCTCTACATCGTGCCCTGATGGCTGAATCATCGCTTTCCATCACGATCGACGACCTTCGCAGCGAGGTGGCGAGGTATCTCCAGCTTGGGAGGTCCTATGCCTCGCTGTCGTCAACTCTCAAGGGGGACATCGACTCGATCGTGTCTCGCGGTTTGCGTCGATTCTACTACCCGCAGCAGGTCGGCGAGGGCATTCCGCCGCATGAGTGGACCTTCCTGAAGCCGGTCACGACGATCGACGTTGGCGACAACATCGAGACGACTCTGGCGACGGCTGTCGGAACGGCGATCACGATCAGCGAGGCCAAGTTCTTCAACGGCATTGTCGGCAACGAGATCACCATCGGCAGCACGACGACCACGATCGCCTCGGTCACCAGTCCGACTTTCTGCACGACGGCGACCAGCGTGTCGGAGTCTGGCGGGGTTGACGTGACGGTCACCCACAACGGCGTGTTCCGTGGCCTTCCGGACGACTTTGGCGGCATGGCCGGGAAGCTGACATTCGACCCGGACGATCTGTCCAACCACCAGGTTGACGATCTGACATTCACGCGGGAGAGCATCATCCGCTCTCTCCAGCAGAACAACATTGACGATCGTGACTGGCCGAAGTACGCCGCCGTGCGGTCCATCAAGTACGAGACGCCGACCAGCCCGGCAACTGAAGGCCAGCGGTACGAGTTGATGGTCTTCCCGATACCGGACCAGGTCTACACGCTCCGGTATCGGTACAACGTCCTTCCGGACGATCTCGACGGGACCAACAACCTGTACCCGTACGGCGGGATGCAGCACGGCGAGACGATCCTCGCATCGTGCCTGGCCGTGGCCGAGATGATGGCTATGGACGCCAAAAGCCGTGGGTCCGGGATGCAGCAGAACGAATTTCTCACCAGGCTGTCTGCGAGCATCGCCATTGACAGGCGGGGCTCGACTGCTGACAATCTGGGGTATGTCGGGGACGCCAGTGACATGAAGTACGGTCAAGTCGAGCTTTCTCGGCACGACAAGACCCGTATTCTCTACAACGGCGTCCAGTATTGACAGGAGCCCGGCGACGGGCACGCTTGATCCAAGGTCTCTCCAGTAGGAGTGTTGGAAAATGAACGTCGATGCGATCCTGAGGCTGGCCCAGTCTCCCCACAACTACGAGGCTGACGGCAACAAGCTCGTCAACATCGTGAACCCTCTCGATGCCGTGTCGGCGGTTGTCACGATCGGCAGCGGTGCGCCAGGTGCGTCTACCGAAGGCCTGGTCTACATCCGCACGGATGGGACCAACGAGGACACCCGGCTCTACCTTCGCGGTGACCCGGCGGCCAACGACTGGAACCCGGTTCTGGGCGGCGTCTGATCTCTGACATTGGAGCGACGGCATGGCTATTGACCTGGTTCGTCCTGGGACTCTCCCGGACGAGGTCATCGAGTCCACGTCCGCGTCCGGCTGGGCCACCATCGGGCGAATCGGTGGCACGGATGATCTTGTCATCAAGGCCCAGCAGGCTCGCTTCCGGTTCGCCGTTCGGAGCGTCGAGACGACTGGAGACGGCGACAAGTCGCCCGTCTTTGAGATCGCGCAGCTTCTCTACTGCGATTTCTCGATCTCCGGCTTCATGGTCGCGTCTTCCGCCATGGGCTTGCAGGCCATGCGGCTTCAAGTCCTCAAGGACAACGTCTCGGGCAACGAGGCGCAGTTCCGCATGACGTTCAACCTGGACGGGCAGCACGCCATCACCGGCAACAGCAGCAACGCCCAGGTCCCGGTGATGATCGAGGCGATTGACGTTCAGTGGACCGCCAACGCCCCGGTCGTCCCGGTCATGATCGTCGGCAAGGTGTCCAACGATGACGTTGCCAACGGCGGGATCGAGGTCAGACAGCCGTGAGCAAGATGACCCCGGACGAGCAGAAGAGGCTTCTTGAAAAGCACGTCGCGTCTTCGACCGACCAGAAGCCTCTTCCGACCGAGGACAATGACCAGAAGCCAAAGAGCAAGATCAGCTTCGAGGACCAGATGAAGCTGGTGGACGCCCGCAAGGTCGAGCAGGGTGTTTCCGATGGCTCTGGCGAAATGCAAGGGCAGGGTATGAACGCGATCGCGGAGTCCATGGAACGCCTGATCGCACTGATCGAGGACCTTCCGGACACGCTCGCCAACCGTTTTGGGGTTGACTGATGGCGAACATCAGCCTCAAGAAGGACCTGTACGAGGGGACCGAACTGACGGCGGACTACCAGTCCGCCTACGGCACGTCGGCCATTCGCAGGGTCTGGTGCAGGGGTCTTGACGAGACCACGACGGCGACCGATGTCATCGCTGCCTTCGAGGCTGAGCAGGGGCGATACCACCCGGACATTCCGAGCCTGCCTCTTCGCCGGGTCCGCTTCACCCGCGTTTCCTGCGACAAGGGCCTGCTGATCGCCCAGTATCAGCGGAACCGCTTCAGTTTCCCGCCGCCACCAAGCGGCGTCGAGGCGACCTACAGGTCTGGCTACGAGGCGATCGAGATCTTCAAGAGCCAGTTCGTGGGGACCAGCGAAACGCCCGTCTTCGACGAGTATGGGCTCCCTGCTGGCGACATTCTCAGTGGTCCGGAGCAGCTTCGGATCGCCACTTTGCGGCCAGTGAGCGTCGAGCGTCGGGTCCCCGTGGTCAACCTGTTCGTGGCCTCCCAGATCAATTTCCTGCCTGTCGGGATTGCGAATGCCTTCGGGCGGCTGAACCAAACGGTTGTGACGATCGCGGGCGAAACGTGGGCTCCAGGCGTGGTGCGATTTGACGGGTTCGAGATGGATACCGTCGTGACGTACACGCTTGGCGGGGACATTGGCGAGGTCACCTACCAGCTTCAGTACGCCTGGACGCTCCGCAACGGCGGCCATGTCCAGCAGGTCCCCAGGTGGTTCACTGATGCCGGGAGCGATCCGCCGGATCCCCGCTGGGAGATCAAGACCGAGGCCGCTGCCCCGGTGATCAATTTCAACGCCCTGCCCTGGTTCAACCAGATATGAGGGACTTTCCAAGCCTGGCAGCGAGCCCACAGAAGGTCAACGTCTTTTCGCAGGCGTTCAAGGCGTCGTACGCCTCGCTCACGTCCCGCGTGGCGGACCTGATTCGCCGCCAGGACGCCATCGAGCGTCGGCTGGTCCGGGAGCGTCCTGGCGGCGGCGGAGGCGGCACAGGGGCCGGAGCAACGATTGCGGCGTTGATCATCTCGGCTGAGGAGATTGAGCCGACCAGGTGGCTGTATGGCTGGATCGAGGCCGAGCTTGTCGGGGACTCGAACGTCTTCACGCCCAAGCGTGACGGCATTGTGTCCGACGAGTACGGCACAGCCTTGAACATGTACGAGGCATTGAACCAGTCTCCGAACGGCCCGTTCGGCTACGGCTGGCTGAAGCCTGATGGGACGACGCTGGATTTTCAGAGGATCCCGAACGGCTACCCGGTGGCGATTCACTTCACGTCGATCCCGTTCACCCCGCCCGAACCTGGCAGCAACCAAATTCAGGGTGTTGAAAGTGACACGCCTGCTCCACGACCGTTCTTCATGGCCCCGAACCCGATCGAGATTGGATGTGAACCGTGACGGTCGAGCTTCTGGCAGCGAAGAAGTGCTGTTGCGACGATGACGGTGGTGGTGGCGGCCCTGGCCCAGGAGATCCAACGGATCCCGAGCCGTGCCCTCAGCCGCCATGCGGCTTCTTTAATTGCCTCGACGCTGGCTGCCCTTCTTCGCTGCTCGTCGATCTTTCTCAAATAGTTTGCGATTTTGACTCATACTGGACAATGCAACACACGCAGGGGAACAACACGATCGAATTCAGCGTCGGTGGGCTGGTCGCATCCAAAAACGATTTTCAATGGGTTGGTCAATTCAATGACCTCGTTGTAGCACCCTGTAATGAAATCGCCAGATACGAATATGTCAACCAGAATATGCAGAATCCGTGGCCTCTTTCATACGATCAACCTGAATATTATCCGGTTTGCGGAATTCTTGCTGACAATTGGACAGCAAGTTGGCATAGAGATCCGGACTCTATGCCAACTCCAGATTTCCCGGCAACCGAAGGTTCTCAATATCGAGGCAGGTTTACCAACGCAGGCTATGAGGCCGAGAATTCTGGATACCCAAACCCGTACATCGAAGGCTGGTACAGCGATCAGATGTTTCGTGAAATTGATCGCGTCGAAGCTTATTTCAGTCTACGGAATTTGAACGGATGTTACTACATACTTCAGACCGTCAAGGCGTTTGTGTGGTTCTGGGCTCGCGGCAAAATGCTTGGCTACACTGGAAACCCGGACGATCTTGTTGCGGGGTGTCTTACCGGCACAACAAGGTTGCGTTTTGAAAACACGCGGCCTGTATATTGTTTTTCCAATTCTGCCGGAATCTGCTACCCAGCACCAGGAAGATACGGTCAAGGCCAAAATGGATTCGGCGTTCCTGCTGGAGTGACTGGAATTTCTATTGCCACCACGCAAGGTCCGGGGCTCGGTGTCTCGCCAGATGGACCAACCGCGGGGTTTTACCAATTTGCTCCTACAAACTTTTCCTGCGACCCGATCACAATTTTGTGAGCATGAACATGAACGGCTGCCGCTGGTTCCGCAATTCCGAGTGCCGCTTGCAAAGATACGGTCGTCGGCCAAGCCCTGGAGTGTGCAATTACTGCGAGTCTAAGAGCTACAATTGCATTCTCGGACTCGGTGATCTGGTTCGGCTTGCACTGTCTTCTGTTCCGAAGTTCAAGAAGAAGTCCGGGTGCGGCTGTTCAAGGCGGCAGAATCTCCTCAACAAGTACGTCCCACTGAGGATCCCGAAGCGATGAGCGAGACGATCAACCTGACGTATTCCGGCGACTACGCGAATCTCTCGCTTCGTGAAGCCGACTACGAATCGGTCTCGGTCGTCGTGTCGGCCAAATCGTTCGGAGCGGCTGTGGCCGAGCTTCGATGGAGTTCTCAGTCATACGACCCGAACGACATCAGCGAGCAGGAATGGATATCATTTTCTCCACCCATGACGTTTGGCGACTCCATTCGCGGGAGGAGAAACATTGACATTGTTGGCGCAAAGGCTCTGAGGATTGCCGTATGCTGCCCTGACGGCACGGCGGACGCGGCTGCCCAGGTTTTCTACTATCCTCTCCAGAGACGATGAGATGCCTACCAGCAGCGGAACGTCGAACGGCACGACTATCGTCGAGATGGTCCCGTACGAAGCGGGATCATTCCTTGGCGTGACGATTTCTAGCAACGGCATTGACAAGAAGAAGTTCTCGATTTTCATCAGAACCAGAGGGCAGGTTGTCGCCGACACCTACTTGATCAGGGAATACAATTTGAATGTCGGCGAGACGTACCTGTACGAACCACCTGGCGGAATCATCGAACTGGCTACCAATCAGTCGATCGTGATCAATCTGGCCGTTGCCGTAGCCCCGAATCCTGAACTTTCTTGGGTGTCGCTTTGGGAATAGTTGGTACAATGAGCCAGGCAAATCAGAAGATCCAGTTTTGGGGTCCAAAGGAATACGCGGCGACGGCCTCAATTGCCGCAATCGTGATCGGAGGCGTGGCGTGGCTCCAGTCGATCGCCAGTCAGGTGCAGCAGATTAGCACAGCCGTACAACCGATCATCCAGATGACATCGGACCACGAACGCAGGCTTACGGTGGTCGAGGACCGATCTGAGCAGTGGAAACAGGTCGGGCCAAGGCTCTCATCGCTGGAGCAGCAGATGGCCCGGCAGACGGCGATTCTCGAACAGCTATTGGAGAGGCTGCCATGACCTGGTACGAGTTCGTCACCGAAGGCGAAGCCGTCGCCGCCGAGGGCCGGATCGTCGCCAACGTCGCGGCGTGGGTCGCGGTCAACGTTCCCGACCGCTACGACCCCAGCGGGCCAGCCCTGCGTGGCGTGCGGGCATCAAACGGCGAGATCGTGACCGATGGCGGGCAGACGACCCGGTGGGCCGTGCCCCTCATGACGGCAGCCGGGACGTGGGTGTTCCCGGTCCCGACCGCCAATGACACCGCGCCCATGCCGATCGAGGTCGCCTTGGAGGGCGTCGGCGGGACCGTGATCGAAGATCCCGAGTGGCCCTCTGCCCCCGGTGATTTCAAGGAGGACGGCATCTGATGGCGTGGACTCCGGCACAACTCGGCAGTGATCTTGTCCTGTGGCTGGATGCGGACGACGCCGCCACCATTTCGCTGAACGGCGGCACCGTCTCGAAGTGGAACGACAAGAGCGGTAACGGCAACAACAATCACGTATCACAAGGGACTGCCGCAGCGCAGCCCGCCTACACCGCAGGACTGGTTACGTTCGACGGCTCCGATGATATGATGATTGCTGCGACCCCCATCATCACCGCAGACAATACTGGCACACTGACGATGTTCTCGGTGTCGTCTTTGGTGGTGGCGGAAAATGGCTACATGTATGGCGCAGTAGATGCCGGTCAAGGCTGCGCCTTGTATCAGAACGGCACAACCATAGGTTTGGCGCGCACAATTACGGGCGCCAGTGTTGGCCAAGTGCCGCACAATATCGCACTTCCGGGTCAGGGTGTTATTGGTGTGGTGTTCAGCAACGACACTGCCAACCTGAGCTTCAACGGCACGGTCACAAGCGTTACTGGCGGTAATTTGTTTGCTGCCCCAACAGTCGAATTTACTCTAGGCAATCGACGCAATGGACCCTCTGCCCCGACTTTCTGGAATGGCGGGCACAATGAAATCGTGGTCAGCAACTCCGCACTGTCCACCGACGACCGCCAGAAGCTCGAAGGCTACCTCGCATGGAAGTGGGGAGGCATCTAAATGGCACTAGAACTCGTAAACAAACTACCCTACGACCACCCCTACCGATGGGACGGCACTGCTGTTGGCGGTCAGAAGCTATGGCGACCTGATGAGCTTGGCGCATCACTGGTGCTCTGGCTCGACGCGGAGGACACGCTCAGCATCTCGCTGAACGGCAGCACCGTCGCTCAGTGGAACGACAAGAGCGGTAACGGCAACGACAATCACGTATCTAACGGTACGGCAGCAACGCAGCCCACTTACTTGGCTACTG